CCTCTTGAGGTTGTTGCTCCTGCTCGTTAGTAACTTCAGTGTTTTCAGTTTTTTCTTCTTCCATAATCTATGCTGGGGGTGCTGGGGGCGGAGTTTGCATTGAAGGGGGTGGCTGAGGCATACGAGGTGTAGGGGCCATTGGTGGGCGAGCACCTCCGCCTTGCGGGGGTTGTTGCATTTGTGCTTGTGATTGCATCATAAGCTGCTGTAGCACTTTTTCGATCTGCGGAAATTTCTTCCTCATGTCATCAATAAATGCCTGCTGGCCCATTTCCATTTCTGTCTGTGTGTCTGCCTCGTCTACCTCTAAGCCAAGATCGTGACCCACTCCTGATAATCTAAATAGCTCATTAAGAATATTGAATATTCTCTCTTTGCCTAAAGCTCCTGCCATATCAGGAATAGACATTACTTGCTGAAATAATTGCCCCAGCGTCTGAGCAGCCTGTGTATCTCTCTGCCTCTCAGCTCCATCTCTGCTTGAGAATATAAACTCATGCACAAGGTTTTCTGGGTTACCAATAATGTTTCTGCCTGAAGGCATCTCATCCTGATCTCCAGTATCGTCTATATCTAAGCCTGCCCCACGAATGGATTTAGCAGTAAATCTTTGCTTCACAGGCACATTAAACTCAGTTGTGGAGCAAGAAATTAGATGCTCATAAAGTACTTTTTTAACCGCTGCCCTCATCTCATCAATACCCTCAGAAATAAATGAGTAAATTGTATTCGTAGAGTTAGCTATTTCTGTAACCTCAGTAGCTGAAATCTCTCTCTGGGCTGCTTGACCTAATTCCTGCGGAGAAAGAATCATGAGCCGCTCAACCAAATTAAGTAACTGAAATAAACTTTGTAGAGATTGATTTATTCCCTGCGATAATTCCTTGCTAACATCTACTACAGTCAGGATATTTTTAGCATCTATTCCTAAGTCTGCTATTTTTGCACCTGAGTAAAATAAAGCTTTAGGCTTTTCGTAAAAAGTATCTTCTGCCAAGGCGTCCATTAAATACTCCTTTACATCATCATCTAATGCATCTTGATCTACAGAAATAATCTTAAACATACTGATCTTCATGTGATGAAGCATCGCATAAATAATATTATTCATTTGATCCTGATATGGCATTAAATCATGTGCCATAGAGCAATTAGCCATACGGTCATCATTTTGGTTAATTCCACCGTAAATAGCAGGTAAAGAAGGGAGCCACTCTGCATACAAAACAGTTTCGTCAGAAGCCACCACCACTTTAAGCCAGCAATCGAATGGATAATCCCCAAGCCCTTCTGCTTTCGGATTAAGCTTTAAAAAGATGTTAGAGAGAAACATTCCCTTATCTTCATCTTCGCCTGCATAAATCCCTGTATGAGCTACTCTTTCATTTTGAAAAGGCCAATCATCCTTTTTAGACGGGAACGCTAAAATCTTTGGATCATAGTAGAAGTCAAAGAAATCACGATATGCATTTACTATTCCCTGTAGAGAATTGGTGTAAGTGACTTCGTTTACATTCCAAAACTCTGGATTGTTCTTAACGGATGAATATCTGACAATATCCCAATATCCGACCCATGAAGGCCCAAGATTTGAATTTATTCCAGACAAAGGCTTAGAGTTATCATAAATAACTCGTGTAGGATGTGGCTCCACAAAAGAAACACCTTCTTTTTCTACAAATGACTCCATCTCGCCATCCTCACCCTTTCGCCAATGTACTTCTCTAGTCCATGCTTCCTTAGGGAAAAGAACAGTGAATCCGTACATAAACATACTACGAATCGACTGAGAGAAAATATGCCTGTAATTAAATTGCTCAGTCATTATTTCTACTCGTTGGCTTAAAACCTCCGAGCGAATCTTAGAAGACATATCAGTCCCTCTTGGACTATATTTAAAATATGGAAATAAGTTCGAGAACCTACTTACCTGTGCTGCAACCCGACGAGTTATGTAGGAGCGGATTAAACTAACACTCACTTCATAGAGACGAGTTAGCGAAATGTCCTTAACATTATCTTCGTCATCATACTCCACAAACTTCTCTTTAAGTTGTGGGTCTATGTTTTCCATTTTAGAAGCACAGGACTTAATATCGATTTTACCCTGTGCGTACTGTAATAACGGTATAGTAAATTTATTTATGGGCAGTGAATCCCAAGCTAAATCAACAGCAAGATAAAGTGAATGATTGCTGCAAGAATGATAAATACCCTCATGAATCCTTGATTGTATTAAATCCTGCAGTCTTTCTCTAATCACTAAGTCATCTCCAGACTTTGCAGTAAAGACTTCACGAAGCCTCTTTTGCGTCGTGCCTTTTTCTTCCAGTACTTTCAGATCGACCATAAAAATCAAAAACGTTTGTTATTACATCTGGGGCTATTCCCCTTAAAAACCTTCCCTCCAGAATTGTAAGGAGAAGGCATACAGGGGGGGAGAATTTGCCACGAGTAACTTGCGTCCCAAAGGTATTGTGAGGAACCGCAACTAAGCTTGCCAACTCCGCCTGAGAAAGTCTTAAAAAACCCAGTAATCGCTCTATTCTTTCCCTGTTCCACCTCTTAACAAGATTGATTCTCCCGTAATGAAGATCAATTAATGTACTTGCTGAAGTCGCACTACTCCTCGTCTTCCTCTTCGTACTCTTCTTCGGGCTCTTCTTCTGAATCTTCTTCGACTTCTTCTTCAGGTTCGTACTCCTCCCCTTCCGCCATGACTTCAACATCTTCGTGGATTCGATCTACTGTTCCCGCGAAACGATCTTCATCTATTTCTGAAACTGTGACCTCAATCATCATTTTCACTTTAGAACCTGCTGAAAGACCATCCAATACATCCCTTAAGTCTTCATCCATACCAAGCTGTAGTAAATCTTGCATGATTGTAACCTAGTTTTTTGGGAATCAAAAATCAAGCATTAATTTCCAAAATAGTAGCCTTTTGTGTTGTTGGGGTTGGCGTACCTAATCTGGAATCAAAATAAATCAAAGCATAAGTCATTGCATCAAAGGCATGAAGATAAACAGATCGCTGAGGTTTAAGCTCTAATGAGGGATCGTATTTTCCATCTTTTCCTTTCTGAGAAACTAGATTTCTAACTGCTTTAAGTGAATCTGTCGCATTTCTTGCACTAAATACAATTTCCTCCTGCATAAGCTTTGCCATCAATAACCTTACCCTACTCTGCACACTTCCAGAAAACTTTGGAGCTGCTTTTAGTCGGATCGGCTCCAAATCAAACATTTCACACTTCGCTTTCGATATCTCCTCAAAATCTCGTACATCGTAAGAACCAGTTTTGGCTCTATATTGGTTAAATGCTGAATTATCTGAAATGTGATACCATTTTAATCCACCAACTTTATCTTCCCACTTTTTCATTTTTTGATATAGCATGGGAATAATACTTGTATACGGTATTTTTTTATCGATAAAAACTAGCTCATCGAAAACAGTCCACACACTTTTCTCAGCTCCTACTAAACATTGCATGAAAATACAGGCATTATTTACCGAACCTAAATCGTATCCAATCACTACTGGGAATTCGTTTGTTGGAACAATCCGCGTATCTATGGGTATCTCATGTAAACTTTTATTGTAGTACGGTGCGAATATTGCGTCTCCTGCAGGGCGGTCAATCCATTCTCCTTCTAACATCCGCTTAGCTTCGATGGGATCGCCAGCTACACCTTCCATTACACGATCATAATATCCTTTAGGAAGATTCTTTTCGTTTTCCTGTATTTTCACATGAACCACATGATAATCAGGATTCCAATCACCATTTTTTAGTGGCATTTGAAAAAATCTCTTGTACACCCAGTGACTTGGGCCTGCGGGATTACAGGCAGCAGCGTACTGCTGAATTCCATCAATCCCTTGCCTTCTGCCTAATTGTTGAACAAGGGCATCGAAGTAACTTGATGTGTCAAGATTTGTCAATTCGTCTACGAAGACATAACTAGGCTCATAGCCTTTTATTCGATCTACTAAAATATTTCCATATGGAGCTGACAAAAGAGAAACACGAGACCAACCACCAAATCTATTCTCTATATCCAAGTAAGGTTGTTTTTGTAGATCAAGCTTTTCGTCTGTGTACTTAATTCCGATGCCATCTTCCCACTCAGGAAGTATTTCGGTCTGCAACTTATGCCAAACTCCCCCTTGTGTAGCTTGAGCTTTAACACCTACTACAATTAAACATAGAGCATTAAAATTCTCATACGCATGACGAACTAACTTATGCCCACCAAGCACAAATGTTTTTCCAGACGCTCTCTCCCCGTAAGCAAGTATGTATTTTGCAGTAGAGTCAAAAATTTCTAGCTGACTGCCTGATAAGCTAGGATGCCATGTTTCTAATTCCTTCTCATTTTGCTGTTTTGTATCGTCCAGCTTTTCGAGAATAGAATCTGCATCAATCTTTCGTATCTTCGGCATCTTTTTCTTTTAATGGGCGAAAGCCTGCTTTTTTCTTTTTCTCCCCCTTTTCACGCTCAGTCATTTTCAGCATCAAATCCAAGCCATGCAGTATTCTGTCAAAGAACTTACCCTGCTGCTCAGTAGCCTGCATGAATAATCTTGTGCGTAAAATCTCCTCCTCTGCATCTAAACTACCTCCCTGAATGTCATCCCGAAGTTTTTCTGCAACTTCAAATAAAGACATATTTTGCCTAATAGCTATTTTTTGCGTCAGCTTCAAAGCTTCACCCATCAACTGACCAACAGAATCATCAAAGTCCCGAAATATATCGAGTTTGCCAATATTTTTTGGGTCATTGAGCATTTCCGCAATATCATTCATGAATGCTTCCTTACCGTTCTTTTGTAAGGCAGAAAGCATTTCTCCGTCTGTAGCTTCAATAGGACTGCTTCGAGTTAACAGCTCAGCCTCGTTTGGCTGATGCCCCTGCTCACCTGCTGCCACCCAAATAGATTTTAACTTTGGGTCTCTATAAACACGCCTGCGTATTTTATCGACTGTCTCGCCAAGAACCTTGGCTACCTTTGCGTAGTTACCATCGTGCTCCGTGAGCAAAGCAGATACTTCATCAGTTGTGTATTTTCTTCTTCTCGGCATCGATATATTCTCTAAGTAGAGGAAGATACTTTGTCTTCCAATCTGGACTACATTTTAAATAAGCAAAACTTCCACCGCTCGCTAACGCATATGCCGAATTTCTGACACGCCAATCAAAAACATCCAAGTTACATCCCTTACAAAACTTTCTTGCAACACCAAGTGTTACATTATCCCAGTTGTGCAAGACAGACACCTCTTTAACTAAATCCAGACCTAGCTCGCCCCTAATTGAGATTTCCTCATCAGTAAGAACCCGCACTGCTGATTTACCAACTTTCTCCCTTGCAAGAATCCTTACAAATATTGGAGGAAAGAAATCAAATATCTCCCAACCTTTGCGTATCTTCCTCATTAGTCTCTAATATTTTCATAGCCATCTTGGCTATTGACTTGATCTTGGCACACTCAATTGGTTTCTTCAGTTTATGCGGAGCGTGTCCAATCATAACTGGCGTAGATTTACCTGCCTTAAATCCAACAACAATGTATCCCTCAAACATTTCCTCCAAGTATGGCTTAATGTATTTTTGTATTTGTTCCCCTGTCATTTCCACCTCTTTGACTATGAAACCAACACTTTGGTTATGCAAGAAAAAAGCCACCAAACGCCACCAGTATCACTCAATCCCAATGTTTAAGCTATTAATTACATGCATGACACGCATGAGGCCACTGGTTCGAATCCAGTATCTCCCACCATTTTTTTAGCAACATAAAGCCCTACCAATCAGGGGCTTAGTCATTATAAATAAAGTAAATATTATACTTTTTAATAAATGGCTTTACATCAAAAGTGGCGTTCATAATCATAAAAACGCCCCAAAAACGCCACCATAAACGCCACCGCTGATGAAACATAAAATTACTCACGATAAGACAAAAAAAAGATTTTGCGTCACTTTGCGCTCACAAAACACCAGAATTTATCGCAAATTCTTTACAACAAAGAAAAAAGCTCAGGAGCATATTGATGAAGAGCTAAATACTTTTTCCAATGGATTGCTCACCCCAAAATATTCAGGTAATCACTGCGGTATAACCCCAGCTATAGAAGAATATTTACAAGACTGCGAAAAAAGAAATATGCGTCGTGCGACGATTAAAACATATGGACAGCGTCTAAATCAGTTCAATCAATTTATTGGAAACACGCTTGTTGAGAAAATTGAGCGCCATGATGTTAAATCGTTTGCTGAAAAAGAAAACAATACTCACACGAGATCGGGGTATCGAAATGATGTTGCCAGCTTTCTCAACTGGTGCGGGGAAAAAGGATGGTGTCCACAGGATAAATTTCACGGAATTAAGCTTGGAAAAATATTTGTGGATGAAAAAGAAATACCAATTCTTTCCGTTGAAAAAACTCAAGAAATTTTAAACCGCATCCCATCCCAACACAAATTACGAGTCTGCCTACAGCTTTTTGCGGGACTTCGCCCTTACGAGGCCTGACGTGAATTAACCTTTAGCGATGATAAAATAATTATTTCAGGCTCTTCTGCTAAAGGAAGAAGAACAAGAACCTTGAGTGGATTACCTTGCAATCTCAAAGTCTGGCTTCAGAATTCC